TACTTTCAAAATGAAAAAGTTTAAACAGTATGTAGAAGAAAGATGTTGTGAGGCGTGTAAGTCTCTCAATGAAGAGTTAGAACTGACCGAAGCAGAGTATCAGGGTAAGACTGTTACATTGAACAAACCTGTACGTGGTGGGTCTAAGAAGTTCTATGTATATACAAAGAACGAGAAGGGAAATGTCGTGAAGGTCTCATTCGGTGATCCGAATATGACAATTAAGAAAGACAACCCTGCCCGTCGTAAAAGTTTTCGAGCTAGGCACAATTGTGCAGATCCTGGCCCGAAGTGGAAGGCACGCTATTGGTCGTGTCGCGCATGGTAATTGATTGTTATAAATAAACATAAACCTTTAACCGTAAGTCAACTAATTATATTACATTAAATTATAATTATCATATGACTTATATTATCAATACTAATGGGCTGATCGAGACATGGCAGACAACAACCTAATTTTACAAGAGCATGTGCAACGTGAAGAGCAACGCCTCGCAAGAATCGAGGACAAAATAGACAAGCTTTCCGATGCAATGATTGATCTTGCAAGAGCGGAAGAAAAGCTTATTAATATAGAGAAGGCGAACGCGCAACATTTCGAACGAATGAATCGCTTTTCTACAAGAATGGACGACCTCGAAGATAGCGTCCAAGAACAAGGCAAGACTGTAAAAGTAATGCAATACATTATTACATTATCTGCAACAATCTTTGCCGGTGTAGTCATCAAAACTTTTTTTGATGCATAATAACCAACGGAGACTATAATGTCGGATATCACTAAAATTATGGAGGCGTATTTGGGAATGGTCTCCGAGCCTCAGTCAGAGGAAACTCTAGAGGAAGCAGTAAACATGGGACCGTGGAATCGCGGTGCTATTAATAAGGCAATGTCTAAAGCGGGCATTAAAGGCCCACAAGCCAAGGCATTCATCGCAGCATTGCGTGTGTCCGGAACTGTTGATGAAGAAGTTGAAACAGAACTCGACGAAGTGTCTGAGAAGAAACTAGACCCTGTAGACGATAAAGCGAACGATAAAGAGTTCAAGAATCGTAAGGATAAGGACATCGACAACGACGGCGATGTAGATTCTTCGGACGAATACCTACATAAGAAGCGTGCCGCAACAGACGACGCTATTGATGCCAAGAAGAAAGGTGGTAAAGTAGACGAAGTATCTGCTGATCTTGCTAAGGCTGCTACTAAAGCAGACAAGGTTGCGATCAATAAAACCGATGATGAAAAGAAAGACTCGCCTGCTCCTGCTGCCCCTAAGAAAGATTCTCAGACTCCTTCTCAGAAGTATGCAGATTACAAACGTGCTGGTGGTAAGTTGTCCATGGACGACTGGAAAAAACATCAACAAGAATCTCTAGATCTTGATCTTACTTCATCGTTTGAAGATATGTGGGATGCGATCTCAGAAGCTGCGAACCCTAAGAAAGGTGCGATTGCTCCAGAGAAGTATGACGACCACTCTTCTAAGCATGACAAAGAAGTCATTGCCAAGCACAAGAAGTCTGATAAGAAAATTGAAGACAACGAAGAAGACGGTCACACTAAGACTTTCGCTGCGGCTAAAGCAGTCAAGAAACAGGCACCTGCACGAAGCGGTGCAGACAATCTATCTAACGGCGATAAGTCAGTCGTCAATCCAGTAAAAGGAAAGTAATTATGATTAAGGCCCCTAAGTGGTGTAAAGAAGCGGTTCCTGTCAAAGCAGGTTGGTCTGACGCAAGAACTGGTGAGTTACTAAAGTCACAAGGTTTTTCTGAGTCACAAATTGCAGAATGGCATGCTGCTTCTCAAGGTTCTGTGCCACAACCAGTCTTCCTTGCCGAAGAAGTTGTTGAAGACGTAGAAGAACCTGAAGACGATTAATTATTGTTTCACTAAATATCTGAAACATAATCTTTAAGTTTCACGGTATGAAATTGAACAATAAGAATCTTGTGGTATATGCAGCAAAACATTACTACAATCCAACATGTATTGATGGTGATGAGTTTTTTGATGATCTAAAGAGGTTCAAATATCTTAAACGACTCATCAACAGGTATCATCAGAACGGTAATTTGTCGGAAAGACTTATACTGAATCATCTCATCGTCATCTTCAATGTCTTTGGACATGAAGCTGGCATTGAGATGTTAGCACTAAAGATACCCCTAGAACAGTGGTCTACTTTGAAACCCTTTCTTGTCTTCCTAAACGCAATAAAAAATGAAGATATCACTGGTATCAAAATGGACAAACATGTAGTGAGTAAATTGAGAGAACTTAGATGGGAATCTTAAAATCAGCGGCTGATCTAGTCTATACAATTCGTTTTCTAAAACTGCTTGTCACTAAGTTCGAGGATACTGGAGCATACAAAGCAGGAATCATTGACGCAGACGGTAACAAGATCAAAGAGTTCTCTATGGACACAATGGAGAATCGTGATGCATACCGATCACACTATACTGCATTTCATCGTCTCGTATTCAACCTAAAGAAACTCATGGCGAAAGCTCCAGGCGGATCGTCTGTAGTCGCACGTTATGGTGCAGCACTCGCACTGATCAAAGAACACGGCGAACTCTCTGACACTAATCTAAAGAAAATACACGAAGAGACTGGTATCGATATCATGGACGTTCTATTAGAGAATTCTCGGTGGTATGTGTTGGAAGACGGCAACCTTGGACAAGGCATGTACAGAATGCGAAACGATTCTATGACAGACCAATGCCATGAAGTTGTAAGAAAAGACGACAAGGTTCGCGTTATAGAAAATAATTTATGTTACGATGTTTTAGGTATTCCTGTCTACGAAGGCGTCCATATGCGAACTGGACACAGAGTACTATTCACGGCGAACGAGATTGCGAAATGAAGACATTCAAAGAATTTGAAAAGCAGTTCAGCGAAGATGTACCGACAAACAACACTTCAGGAGTCCCTGGCGCTGGGGACGACTCCTCTACTGTGATCGTTCGAAAGAAGGGTGATCGTAAGAACAAGCGCAAAAATAACGTAGAAATTTTACGTCGAATCCTACCAAAAAAGTTCAAAAAATAGCTTTACGAAGTCCTCATAATACTATATAATCTTACGTCTAAATTAATGGGATGCAAGATGAAGATTACGGATTATGGCGACTACAAAGTGGTCATTTTAGAAACCTCTACCATAGATGAAGATCTTCTTCTTTCATCTTACTCCGAAGACAACTTGATCTATGTTCCTCTCGACGGGTACTCGGGCGACTCTCTTTCACCCGAAAGATTCCTGATCACTAAACCTAGTAGTTCTTTCAATAACCACATGATGTGGGAAGAACTCTTTGGTGACGAAGAAAAAACTCTCTACATAGAAGAGTGCTGTAAAAAGTTTTATGAGACCGGAAAACAAATGATCATCGAGGACTATGAGTTCCAACGTGATGAACCGTTTTACGACTATTCAAAATAATTGAGCAACAATAATATGATTGATATACACTATGATCGTGACGATCTATTGACTGACTACGCTGTGGGTATGTTGAAAGACTTCTATATGATGGAAGGAGAAGACTCTCCACAAGATGCATATGCCAGAGCGGCGATCGCATGGTCACGATATGAGGGTGTTGTAGACGAAGGTCTCGCAGAACGTCTCTACGAGTATGTAAGCAAAAAGTGGTTCATGTTTGCATCACCTGTACTGTCTAATGCTCCAAAGAACGGTGAGACCAAAGGCAAAGGTCTACCGATTTCTTGCTTTCTAACCTATGTTCCAGACACACTCGAAGGACTCATCGAGCACTCTTCAGAGTTGCGTTGGTTGTCTGTTATGGGCGGTGGGGTAGGTGGTCACTGGGGAGACGTAAGAACCGTCTCTGACATTGCTCCAGGACCTATTCCTTTCATGCATACTGTAGACGCGGACATGATTGCGTATCGTCAAGGGAGAACGCGTAAGGGGTCTTATGCGGCGTATCTAGATATCTCACACCCAGACATCATGGAGTTTCTAAACATTCGCATCCCTACAGGCGATGTACAACGTAAGGCGCTGAACATCCACAATGCGATCAATATCAGTGATGAGTTCATGGCTGCTGTAATGAACGGCACAGATTTCGATTTGCGTGATCCAAAAGACGGTGCAGTAAAAGACACTGTCAACGCACGTAAACTATGGGAACGCATTCTTGAGATTCGTTTCCGCACTGGCGAACCATATCTAAACTTTATTGACACCGCGAATCGTGGACTGCCGATGTCTCTCAAAGAAAAGGGATTACGCATTCACGGATCTAACCTGTGTAATGAAATTCACTTACCTACTTCTGCAGAAAGGACTGCGGTGTGTTGCTTGTCTTCACTAAACTTAGAATACTATGATGAATGGAAAGACACTAATATCGTGCGGGATCTTATTCGTATGCTGGATAACGTTCTCGAATACTTCATCGATAATGCGCCAGATAGTATTTCCCGCGCCCGTTATTCGGCGGCACGTGAAAGAAGCATTGGACTTGGAGCAATGGGTTTCCATTCACTCCTACATAAACACGGTGTATCTTGGGAATCC